GGAGCTGACGTGTTTCCCCCGTAGATCTATGTATGTCTAACAACCATCCATTGTTTCTTTTTTCGCAGGTACTGGAATCCGGCGCTTATCCCCCAAAACACCACTCACTGAAGTGGCTGTAGGGAAGTAGAGTTTATCAACAGAACTCCACTGTCTTCGGTTACTCAAATTCACCGGAGCATCCTCTTCGTTCCATTCCACAGTAAGACCAGGAATTGGAGCCCAAACTTGAACGGGGAAATTCATTCCACGATCCAGACGACCAGCAGTAAATGAGTACTCACGGGCATGCTGTTTCCACAATTCAGGGATAATAGCATCGAGTACTTCATGGTCTAGAACCTGGATGGTGCTCATAGCACCCAAGTAGGCCTCAAGCTCAACCTGAGCCTGGACGGGTATTCCATACAGTTTTTCAACAAGAAGCCGAGTGTTCCACCTCGGTTTCTTCCAGGGTATGTGCCCCTGCTGCATGGCGGCGACCAACTGCGCACGCTTGTACGAGTTCATCCACCCTTTACGGTTTATCTGCTCCAAAAAACGCTTCTTGCCAATGGACTCGGTAACACGAATTCCATAATGGCCCAAAGCCGCGATGATGGGGCAGCCGGGATACTGATATGCTAGGGAAAGAGCCTTACACCTCAACAAGCCTCTCAACTTGTAAGAGCGCACAACAGCGTATGTGCGTTGTATCCAAGCAAAATTATTCAAAACCTTGCGTGGATCTGTGACGTTGATACGATCAAAGGGATCAAATACCAACCCACAGAAGGATGCGGTCGAGATTGTGTCATGCACCTCGGCCTTAATGATCAAACCCATACGGGCAAAATCCTCTTTGGTGGGAGGAGTTCCCACCATGGTAAAGAGACCATCGTCTCCTTCAACCACCCCACGTACCTTCCTGCACCCACATTTACGACAAATGAAGTGCATAAGCATTAGATTAGAAAACCCATTGCCCAAGGACGTGCACATCTCACCAGACATTCGAGTGGCTTCAACCATCACTCTGAAGTCCTTAAAGACACACAAATTGAGGCCACCCAGCACTTCACGTACCAGGCGCATGAATTCACCTCCATAAGGTAGGTGTTGTGTCATGTATGCGTAGAGCTCGAACTCGCACGCCTCCATCAACTCCTTCGTAAACAGAGCCTCAAATGAGCTATAATCTGTTGCAAAGTATTTTGCTCCTTCACGGTGTAGTAGGCTCATAATATAATCAGGCCTATCGGCTACGGGAACATGCTTTATGAAAGCCTCGTGTTTGTACACTTGCTCTTCTATAAGCTTAAAGACGGGTCCTACAGCACACTTGAACTGATCACTGCGGGAGTTTATCGCGCGGCTGTGCTTGTAGGTTGGATAGTCCTCGTCTTTCGCGAAGGAACTGCATCGAAAATAGCGGTGGGATTTATCTGGATCCCACATACTACCGACGCCATCCCATTGAACCTGGAGCTCCTTTCGCCGCCAGTCGGGGTAATTTGTGTGACTGAGCCAATGCTCAACACTCACATCAACATCGCTTGCCAGGGGGACAAATAGCTTGCGGACCTCCCGCCGAACGAATCGTCTAAAATCTCTGACGAGTTGCTCTTCGGCGGCAGGCGGTTTACGAAGAAACCTTTTTCTCACTCCAGCCTTAGTTGTACGGGAGTCAGTTAGGTCAGGAACCAGTGGGGCCGAACCCTTCACATGGCATCCACAACTAACTCGCATCGGGGGCCTCTTTCCAGGGGTCCCTGGTAAGGATTTCGAAACCTGGGCGCAGTCCTTAATTTCCTCAATTAGATCCTGCTTCACTTCCAAATAACGATAACCTCGCACGTACAACCTATGCTCCCCAATCAGGCCAGAGCGGGGCGAAAATGACCCAACCTCGCCTGGCGGTTTTGCAACCAAAGGCCATGAGCGACTTGAAGGGTATTCCCGACCACATCTCTACTGGCTACAAATAGATCCTTGTCTATGTTCACAGTGTGTGTGGATTTTGCTGACGTCTCCATTCTCTCCCACGCCGTTTCTTGATCGCGGGCCAACATTACTAAAGGAGTAGTTAGTTGAGAGAGGAGCTCAAATGAAATAAGCATATGGGCGGCCCTAGCAAGACGGCCGAATGTATCTCTACGTACATTTCTACCATTTAAAGTGTATTGATAACTAACCACACCATACCTGGCATCATTATGCTTAAGTTCCCTTAAAGACATCGTATCAGCTCTACGATCGTCAGTGTCCCAATCCTGCATCTCTACAGTGGAATAGGAATGTGTTGCCCGCGCTGAGAATAAAGATCTATACCCGCGCCTGGTACAGATCGAGCGGTCAATAAAGACTGCAACTACTTGATAAATCAAAATGGTCAGCAACACCTGCCATTGGATGAGTATATCGAGCAACTCAAAGTAGTATGCCGCAATAACAATAGACATTGGCACCAATAGTACCATCAATATGAACAACGCATATGAATAAGCTGTCTCGTCCTGCCACTCGCAGTGGAAATTTCTCCTGGTATCAGCATGTATCTGATCTACCCAGTTCCGCCGCCGGCCAAGCTCCTGGCTTGCCTGTTTAAGGTCCTCTTGGACATCAAGAAGATCACGTCGCAGGTGCATGTTGGCATCCTGAGCAACGCGTGTCTCCTCGGCCTGCTCGTGAAGTGCATCTCGCAACCCATCAGAGTCTGCAACTGCATCTTTCACTGCAACACGGTAGGCCTTCTCACCTCCGCGACCGGGGCCGTTTTTGCCCGGATTCCTTCTCCGAGGATTGGGGTTGCCCGCCCTCGTTAGACGTGGGCCCCATTGCTCGTGAGGGTTGTCTCTCATCTTCGCTCCAGTGGGTTGCCATTTCTGACCACCCTTCCTTGAATCTGGGTTCATCGATTGAGAGCCTTCCAGACGTGTGGCGCCAGATTGTACTGGCCCAGACTCCAGGCGTTCCTTTTCGTCCTTGCATTTCTCCTTGCCTTTCTTGCTAGACATGTAAGTGTCCAGGGAACTAGTTTAATATCCTTAGTACTATATCCACTGCCCTCTCGGGAATTAATGTGGTCCTCTAGATACTAGGTCGACGGTCAACAACCCCGTCTCATCGGATA